TAATCTTTGTCATACTATTCTGCACCGTAATATTTATTTATTGTTTGAATCTTTTCATCGGCGGCGGCAATCTTTTCTACCTGTGTTTCAATGGCTTCGACAACATCGGGGTGTTCTCCAATACCAACCGATTGATTTAAGTAAACTTCAACATTGGCTTGTGCTACTGCAATCTCGCCTTCTAGTTTTTTAGTAAGTGCCTCTAATAAATTCATAATGTTAACTCCGCATTTAGTTCAGAAAATCCCCCAATGTATTTACCATCAATCATAATTTGTGGTACTGTCTTCTTGTCAGGGAAGAGCCTTGAGAACTCTCCCAAGTCTACATCAACTCCTATCTCGTAATAGGTGTAGGGAAGGTCACGTTGCTCACACAACACCCTCGCTCTGTCGCAAAAGCTACAGTATTTTTGTCCATATATCTCAATCTTGTACGCCATATTGTCTCCTACTTGTGCCACAAGCCTTTCAATCTTTTCTTTGCATTTATGTTGGCCTGCTTTTTGTTTTCATGTGACATGCTTTGCCAGTTTGTTAGGTCTTCAGTTGTTCTCCCGCAGTGGATGCAGAAGTCGTGAACATTACTTAGCTCACAACTATCTGCACCCGTATCTGCTTTACAGGGGCTGCTCATCAGGCAGCAGTTAGGTCAACGACCTCACAGGAATCACCAGAGCAAGCCAGTGTTTGTGTACCTGCCGTGTTGTCTTCCTTCTCGTAATCAGAAAGCCTTGACCAGTCGATTGACTTGGGCATAGCACTAAGTGCCTCAGTGTACACAGCCTTGTCACAGTCCTGATAAGGTGCTTGTGCATAGGTGTGGTCACTGTGCGGCAGGAAGGATACACCAGAGCAGATGTCAAAGTTATCGTATACCCATGCGCCAACCTTGAGCCACTCCTCGTCACGAACTGTGATGGTCACTGATGGCTTGTGTTCGCACCACTCAAGGGCATACATCTTCCACAACTCAAGTTGCTCAATCGCAGTCATGTCGTTGCGTGTAACCGCACCGTCAGGTGAAGCCACTGGAAAGCTAAACACTGTCGTGCTTTCAGGTTTCATAACGCAAGGCTCTGCAGGAATGCCTACGTCCTGCATGAACTGCGTCAACGGGTCTTTGTTATCACCTCGTACAGTTCTAATATAATGCGTGCTATGACGAGCGTGAATGCCAGAGGCACTATCAACAAGCTGCGAAACAGTACCTGAAGGCTTGACACAAGTGATGGCCGCAGATGCACTAATTCCAAGTTGCTGTGCAACCTCGTTGTTTGTCTGTACAGCAACGTGGCGCAACTTATTAAGTATTTTTGCAGTCGGTTTGTTTGTGATTTCATTGTCCATAATACCTGTCAGGCTTACACCCAACAGCCTTTCCTCTTCCGTGTTACGTTTCCATACAGGCCGCAGATACGGCATGTGTGTATATGTGGATTGAATCGTACCCAAAATTGTAGCAAGCTTTACTTTGCGTGCTAAAGTTTTCTCTGTGTCGGTTGGGCGAACCACAACCTCTGTCAGATTACAGAACTGATAAGGACGAAGTATAATTTCACTGCACGGGTTTGTCCCCCACTCTCTACCAGTTTCACGGCGACCATTGCGCTCAACGTGTTTATCTGCTGCGTCACGGCTGAAGATGCCACGCTCACCAGACTTAGACTCGACCAGTGCTGTCCACTCACGCATGAATGTTTCCATGTCAGGCTTCTCAGTGTAGGCAACAGAGTTGTTAGCCAACGCACGTTGACCCTCATTCTCCCACCACTGCCCCGACTTGGCATGACGCATACGGTCATCGGATAGATTGGACAGGCTAATCATTGCACTGCGGCGTACACCGCCGACAACTACAACCTCGCCAATCTTACACATGATGTCGTGACACTCAACGCTGTTGAGCTTGCGACCAGTTGCGCCTTTGAACTTACCTACAACAAAGTTGAACAGGTCGTTAAGCGGCTCTGGTCCAGAGGCACGCCCACCAAATGTCTTGAGTCGTGCGCCTGCAGGTCTAATCTTCGACAAGTCCCACTTGGGGATGTCACCTACATAGAGCAGAGAGATAAGCTTACGCAGACTCTTTGCCCAGCCTTCCTTGCTATCCTGTACCACAATAATATCTTCTACCTCTGCGAGGTCTTCGGGTACTTGCGGTAGCTTCTGTATTGCCTGACGCTCGACTGAAAAGCCTACGCCTGTGCCGCACAGAAGAATAAACATAGCCTCGTCAAAGGCACGGGGGTGGTCAACAGGCAGGTAGCTACAGTTATACACACATGTGTTGTCACGGTCAGCCGCTTGGCCTGCTGTCATCAAGGCACGCATAGAAGGCATTACCTCTAGGTTGAGGATTGCTTCCTCGATTTCATTAATTGTTTTGGTGTCGATGTCTGCGGGACGCACGATGTTGTCTATGAATCTGCCTACTGTTTCAGCCCATGTCTCTCTTCGGTTCTCTTCCTCAATCCATCTAGCGTATCTAGATGTAGCAATAAATGTTTGGTAATCGGTTGGTAGGTGGTTAGTCGTAGTCATATTCCTTGTCATCGGCATGTAGCTCCTCTCCAGTTAGTGCTTTCCAGCTATATTTAAAATCAAATCGTGAGCATTCCTGACTAATCATTTCAGCAATCTCACGTGTCTCCTTCTGTGCCGTGTCGTGTAGACGTTGGTTAACTACACGAGAAAAGGCATACAGAGAACCAGACCAGTACCACTCTGTGTACATGTTCTGCGGTAACACCATGCGTGCAAGCTCTGGTGCTACGCCATCCTCAAGCATATTGTCGTATGTCTTTATTGCCTGCTCCATGAATGAGCGAATGTCATACGGTATTTTGTCGCTTGCACTCCCCTGTTTTACATTGTCTGCACGCTTTCTCCACATCTTAGGTATGTAGAACTTGGGTTCATAGTCCACATAGCGGCGGCTGACTTCATTCCAAGCCAACCCCACTTGGTGCTTGATAAGCTGTCGTGCCACAAATAGGGGTGCTTCAATACGAAACTGCAAGAAGCAATGCGAGAAGGGCGACCAGTGTGCGTGTTCAGCTAAGTAACTGATAAGCTTCTGGTCTTTCTCTGAAAGGTCGTGGTGATTAGCCACCTTGACCCGCTTTGATTCCTTGTTAAAGGAAACACGGGCAGCGTTTACTACTGTAAGGTCGCTGCCCATATAATCAATCAATGATACTTTCATTAGTCGAAGACTCCAATTATACTACACTTGTTCCAACGAAGCAATAAGCTTATTGAGATACCACTGACATTTTTTTAGGTCTTCCACAGGCTTTCCCTTGTACTTGTATCGCCACAAGTATTTCATGCAGTTGCCCTTCAAATATCCTGTAAATTCTTCGGCTGTCATGCTGGCCTCAATAGCATCAATGGCTTCAATTCCCTTGAAGTTGTAGTGTGTTGGGCTGTTTACGACATCTGGTTGTTCAAAATGCTTGAACTTAGTGTCCAAGGATTGCGTTGATTCGTTTTCTGACATACTCAATTTCTCCTGTGTGCAACACCTTGTAGGCGAAGTCTCTCATATAGTTCGGGTCAACACCTGCATTGGTACATACTTCCTCGAAGTCCTGTGCCGTGGTTCCTATGGAAGCAAAGAACCATGCCGTTGCCCTGTCCCTTTCAATGCGTGCTTCTGATGGCTCACCTCTATACGGTTGCTTGGTCGCATCAAGTAATGCCTGCAGTATGACACATAGATACAGTGTCTGTTCAGGCGAGGACAAGTCTGGTCTGAACTCGTCCAAGTGAAGTGTTATTCTACTATTTGACATTTGCTTTGTCAAGCCATTCTTGCGGAATGCCCTCATTTAATTTGCAGAACTGATAGCCATACTTGTTACACCAGTCTGCGTAGGTCATCTTCCCGCCCTTGTATAGCTTGCGATATGGATTGTCAAACACAAAGCGAATGTCTATGTCTGGGTACTGGCTCTTAATAAAGAGGTGTTTCTTCCTGTCCTCTGCCATGAACCGCCCCTTCACTTCAAGCACAACGCCATTGGGTAAGAAGAAGTCGGGTGTATACTTCTTATCCTCACGCCACTCGTATGGTAGCGTGTCTTTCTCGTACTCGAAGGCTATCTTTAATTTGTGAAGCTGTTGTGCCGCCTCGTATTCTGAATTGGATTTGTATTCGTGTTTATATTTTTTTCTTTTCATAACTCCAGTTCTTCGACATTCGGTGTCTTCGCTACTTGCGTCATGTACCGCACGCCATTGGAATATTTGAATGCACGAAGACCAGCACCACCATTGGCATCAGCCCAGCATTTCTTCTTGTATGGACAGAATACACAGCCAATCGCCAGCTTGCGGTTGCCTGACTCTCCATCCTTTGCATCATTGTAGCAACGAGCAGGGGCGGTTTCACTTTGAACCATGCCCTTGAGGTGGCGCACACGGGCAGGAGCATCAATCATCTCAAGCTCATGCACACGGGTCACTGCAAGCTCACCACTGTTCTTATCAATAGCAAGGAATGCTGCCTCATTGCGGTTGTTCTTTGTTGCGTATGCACTAATTTGTGCGATGTACCCAAACGGGTCATCGTCTGACAGCCTGTTCTCTTTGAACTTCTTGAATCCAAATGCAGAGGCAGACTTGATATCTGTAAGCACACCATCAATCACGCAGTCCTGATGTCCAAGCACACCCTCTACCTCTACGGTGTCCTGCGCCTCTTCGACTGTATGCCCAGACACTTTGGTCAGGCAAATCAGGAGAGCCTCAAGAACATGACCCATCAGGAACTTAATACGGGTCTGTCCATTCAGAGGCTCTCCGTCTTCACCCTGTACTCCGTACCAGATTTGACGGTCTGGCTTTCCGATTTGAGAAAGTCGTAGGTTAGATGCACCTGTACGCTCTCCCTCACGAAGCACAGTCTCAGTAGCCTCTCGCACTAGGCTACCAACTTCGTCCAGTGCTTCTTGCACTGAAGGGTTAGACACATCAACACCTTTTTCTAGGGTCGAGTAAATGTCCTGTACGAGTGTGTCGAGTGTCTTAGTCATGGCTATCCTTTCGGTTGGCGAACACGGCAGGACTTGAACCTGCAACCTGCAGATTAGAAGTCTGCTGCTCTATCCAGTTGAGCTACGTGTCCCAGCTTTTCTCTTTATGGTTTTGCGAATGCGTTGTGCCTTGTGTGCAATGTACTCTTCCTCATCTGCGAAGAAGTTGTGCAGTGATTTGAGGACACGCAACTGAAGTGCTTTCAGGTGCCTGCCTCGTGGCATTGCCCAGCCTATAATAAAACCTGCAAGTCCGAAGCACAGTATCACAAGGTATTCGGGTAAGTTTGTTTCCATCTCAGTCTCCTATGTAAGTGATAGCGTTCCCGCCCTCGCAGCTATCGCCAGCGACCAAATCCAACTGTCGCCCCCGTGCTTATCAACTATCTAGAAAGGGATGTCGTCATTCAATTCTGTGCTAGTTGATGGTGCGTCTGAAGCAGTAAAGCCATCTTCGACATCGAAGTCTTCCCCTGCTTTGTACTCAACCAAGTCCACAACTTGAACCTTCTTGAGAAGTGGTGATACACCTGACTTGCCATTCATTTCCCACGGGAACGGTGTGTACATTACATTCACAACGCTACCATTACCAATGAGGCCAGTGAATGCCTGCTTCTGTGCATCCACAACTGTGGGTGCTTCGTTCTGCGAACCATCACGGCGTGTTACCTTCTGGCGAATGTGAACGAAGTCACCACGGTCATCGCCTTTGTTCTTGATGGTAAGACCATCTGCCTCAAGTGCGGCACGATTGTTGTCATCAACAAGAATGTCGATGCCCCACTCAGGTTCGTAAGTGGTGTTTGGTTGTTGTACTGATGCCCAATATGCTTTACCTTTTACTACGGTCATATTTCGTTTTACCTTTCGTTTTGGTTGTAATGTCGTGACGTTATTGCCGACGACCACTATATAGTGCCACATCCAGAATCAAATGTCAACACTTTTTTTCTAGTGGGTATCTCCCCACGTTTTCCCGACCTTGTATTCACTGTCGAGAGGGCAACGAACTTTGAGAGATTGCTCTGTCAGTTTCATCGCCAGCTTTGTAACCTCGCCAAGTTCTTCGGCGTGGTCTTTGCGAACCTCGAACTGGTACTCATCGTGAATACTCGCAACAAGTCTGAAGTCGAGGTTGCGTTTAGTTGCCTGTATGATAATGTGCTTGAGCCATTCCTTACAGACGATTGCACCTGCCCCCTGTAGCAGGGAGTTGAGTGCTGCATGTGCAGAGCGTATCTGCAACACACGCCCATCAATACCTAGCACATAGCCACGTGATGCAAGCTTATCTACCTTGCTACGCAGTGCCTTGAGTGCAGGCATGTTGGATAAAAACTTATCAATTAATTTCTTACCTTCTTTAGCAGAGCCATCTACAATCTTACCAATCTTAGCCGCACCTGCTCCATACAGGAATGCGTAGATGAATGTCTTGGCATTGTCACGTGTCGGCAACCCTGCCGCCTTCTGGTTTGCGGTATGCACATCACCCTCAACAACCTCACGTGTGAAGTCCCTGTCGTTCATGTAATGTGCAAGCATCCTCAACTCTAGTGAGCTTGCGTCACTACCAAGAAGCACATAATTATTAGAAGTAGTAGTCCATACATCTCTACAATCCTTTCCATAAGGTGAGTATACTGCGGGTACTTGCGCCATGTTAGGCGAAGTGTGTGTCATACGACCTGTGATTGTACCCAGCGTCCAAACCTTACCATGCACCCTGCCATCTTCACCGACTGCATCTATCCAAGACTTAATCTGTGAGACACGTTTCTCCAAGAGAAGAAAGCGTGCAACCATCTGTGCTTCGGGTATGTCAACCTTTGACAACACTTCCTCTGACACAATGGCTTGGCCTTTCTCTGTGTAGGCATGAGGCTTCCAGCCTAACTCAGAAAGACGCTCTGCAATCTGCTTGCGTGATGCGGGGTTGAACACAGTCACCTTGTCCTTCAAACGATTACCTGTTTTGTCAGAGTATCTAATCTCAGTAATCGGCGGGAACTTCTGCTGTAGTTGTGCCTTGATTTGTGTTGCCTCGTCCGACAGTCGAGCCATCAGTTGCATGGCGGTAGGCACATTAAGTGCAAAGCCGTTACGCTCCTGCTGGTCTACGATTGCACGAACCTGATGCTCAAGGCGTATGCTGCGTGGTGAGAACCTCTTCATCTCTGGCACAAGTATATTGTACACACGTTCTGTAATCTCTACATCCCTAATGCAATACTTTAACATTTGGTCGGAATACTCTGACCAATCAGAAAATTCTATCTTGTTGTACCCCAGAGACTTACCCCATGCTTCAAGCGAGTGACCGCCTTCACGCACAGGGTTAGCCATCTGTGACAGGATAAGCGTATCACGTATCTTGTCTAGAGGTATGTTGATGTTTAGTAATCGCTTCAGAACAGGAGCATCAAAAGACACGCCATTATGAAACACCAGAATATCAGCAGACTCCAAGAGTTGCTTGCAATTCTCAAGAGTGTTAGGTGTAAATGTGTAGGTTCTTTTTTCATCTAAGTCTCGTGCCACTACGCAGTAGATTTGTTTGGCATCAAGCCCGTCTGTTTCAATGTCTACTGCTAATCTCTTCATTTCCAATATTCCTTTTTCTCTTGTTTGTTAAGCTTCCTGTAACAGGGGATACAATGAGAACCCCTGCCACTAGGCCACCTCTCATCCGTTACGAACTTGTGGATAGGCTTGTGTTTGTTACAAGATTTACAGTTCTTTAAAGTTTTATTCAAGTTCAATCAACTCTGCTTTCTCGTATGGGATGTGAAAGAAGTGTTCGCCCTTCACAATGTTACGTCCTTGTGCCTCACGCACATCTGATTCTGCAACCACGTTATCCTTGATGCGCCACGCCGCCTTGCGGTCAGCACGTAGGATGTAGAAGTTGAAGAAGCCATCGGCATCAGCCACTTTGTTAATCAGCTTGTGCTTGCGATACGGTATGCGTATCTCTTTCCAGTCAGGGTTCCAATCACCCTTCCAACCGTACTTGATTTCAACCTCGCTGAAGTATGTATTATCGCCTTTCTTTGACTTGATGTCAACAGAAAAATCTTCTTTGCTGTCAAGAATCTTGTGACCATTACGCTTGAGGTAGGCAATCACAATGTCCTTGGCTGGTGCGTCAGATGTCTCGTAACGCTGGCGACTGAACGGGATGTTCACTGCGCCGTGTATTGGTTTGAGTTTCATAGATAGTCTCCTGCTTCTACTGTGTCAAAGTCTTCGGCGTTAGGGTCATCAATCTCCTGCATACGACCAGACTCACGGTCATACAGCAGGTAGGTAGCGATACCTGTCTCACCTGCATAGCGGTTCTTGAGGACACGTATGGTCGTGGTGTTGGCAATCACGGGGTCGGATGCCTGCTGGTCACGCTCCATAGCAATCACTGCGTCACTGATTTGTGCGATGCTGTGTGAGCCACGCAACATAGACAGACTAATCTGTACGCCCTGCTCCTGTCCCTTGTCGCCTGATGCACGCCGCAAGTGTGATACCAGAAGCATACAACACTGTGTCTCCTCGACCAGTGAACGTAGCTGGGTCATCATCTTGTCAATGTTCCTGCGCTCGTCCTCACCCTCAAGACCTGATACAAGGATTGAGAGGTGGTCGATAATGATATAGCGACAGTCAAGTGCCTTGACCATGTAGCGCACACGTGCCAGGATTTCATCAGTCTGTATAGAACCAAAGTGGTCGAATGCAAACACACGGCCTGTACCTACAGTAGCTTGCTCGTAATGTGCCAGTTGTTCCTGTGGAACCTGCTCACGAATCTCCTTGATGTAGAGCCGCTTGCTTGCCTCGACAGACATCAGGTGGAAGATGGTCTGCTTGACGTTCTCCTCAAGGCTGATGATACCAATGTTGCTATCGGTGTTGTTGAGTAGGTGATGCTCAAGCTCACGCATGATGCTGGACTTACCTGCACCTGTGCCTGCTGTGAACGTGATAAGCTCACCAGTACGCATACCATACAGCAACTCGTTCATGCCTTTGTACGGGTAGTCAACTGACTGCCTGTCCTCGTCATCGTACAGACCATCGAAGTTCTTGAGGTTGACGATACCTGCAGGTGTGTAAGGTGCGGCATCCCACCAACGCTTGATAAACTCTTCGGTCTTACCATGCTTGAGATACTCGTTAGCATCCTTCGCCTTCAGCTTGACGATGCGGCACTTGTTAGGCTCGAAGATGGACGCAACCTTTGCGGCGGCGGCGTTGCCATGCTCGTCATTGTCAAAGCAGACAACGATGTTCTCGAACTTGTTGAGCCACTCGAACTGTGCCTTCACATCCTTGACCGCAGACTGTGCGCCATTACGGACGGACACGACAGGCCACTTGCAACCCATCATCTGATAGGCAGACACAGCGTCCAACTCGCCTTCGGTCAGTGTGATATACTTGCCGCCATCACGAAACTGGCTCTGTCCAAACAGTCCTGCCTGTGGCAGTCGGCCTTCGGCGTGGAAGTCTTTGGTCTTGACATGACGAACCTTGTTCGCCACATGCTGACCATTGACATCGTAGTATGGGTATATCTGCTTGTCACCTGCGACAGTGATGCCGTATGCCTTCGCTGCTTCGAGCGAGATGCCACGGTCTTCGATGGCAGAGAATTGCCCCTGACTCAATGGTGTATTCATTGTATGAACCTTTCGTTCTGCGACACTAACAATTCTGTCAGAGCCTTCTGCCGCCGTGTATGTCTCACACACAAAGCAGTAGCGTGAGCCGTTGTCATACAGCACATTGCCATCTGACGAACCACACTTGCCGCACTCACCACGGCTGACCACGTTTGCTTTTTCAGTATTCATCTATTCACCTTTCTCTGCGTAGTAGATGCCAAACTCTTTGCCCCTGTCATACAGGAACAGCTTGCCGTTCACTATCTCTGTTGCGAACCCCATGCCTTTGGCAACCAGTTCACGATAGCGAAGGAACTCGTCTATGTCCTTCACCTCTTCCATGAAGGCAGGGGCTGACCCCTGTGTCTTATACATCATGCGATACATTTTTAACCTCTCTCATTGCTTCGGTCATAGTTTTCTTGGTCGTTGCTTTGTTCTGTGAAGTGATGGCTTTGCGCCTTAGTGCCTTTAGTTCTTGCTGTTTCGTCCGTATAAATCTATTCATTCAACTGCTCCATTGGTTTTCTTGTCCCGCTTTGTTCCATCGCCATCATAGTACCATGACCGATTATCAGGGTCAAGTTCTTTCCGCTTATGCTCTAGCCTACGGCGGTGAACTAAGTCACGGTGGCGTTTCAACTGTACATCATTCATCACTGGTCAAACTCCTTGTCTGCGGCATCCATCGCAAAGTCCACGCTGTCTGCATACATCTCTGTAGCTTCTTCCCGTGCTATTTTCTTTGCTTCCTTCTGGCTGTAGCCTTCTTCAATATACTGGTGGTACAACTCTCTAAAGAGTTGCCTTCGGTCTTTTTCCCATAGGTTGTTAGTGTAGTGTGACATCGCTAAAAGTTTTCTCCATCATTGCTATCTCAACTTCCTCGTCTGGAAGCGTTCCATTTAATATAAAGGCAATCTCTTCCTGTGTCAAATCAGGGAAGGCACGGTCAACTGCCCAGCCATCTTGCCATCTTCGTATCTGTGCATAGGTGATGGGCAAGTCCATCTCGTGCATGTTGCCAGAATATATTGAGCGTCTAATTAGTTTCATCGTTTTTCCACTTCGCTTTATCTGTCAACAAGAAAGCGTTACCGAAGAACGACAAGGCCATAGGCCAAGAGTCGTCCTCATTATACATGAGAAACACTTCCTCGTTGATTGGTTTGTTCATGTCTTGTTTCTTTTCAATCACAAGTTGCCTTCCATCCTGAAGCTGAACCAAGCGGCACTCGCCCCCGATAAATCCCTCTGCGACATCACGGGTAGGTGACTCAAGTTTATCGGAGCAGTGTACAAGAACTGCTTTTGATTTATTAATCATCAGTCCCACCTGTAGAAAATGTGGCTGTCAATCTTGACAATCCTCGTGTGGGTCTTCGACCAACTAGGCATTACATAGTCAGCGTGGTAATGTGTAGCCCCGTCCATGAACGTACCGAACCAGCCGTTCAACACAATCTGTGCGTTCTCCTGTGCTGTCTCAAAAGCTTTTTTATTGCGTGGCTTATCAGACAGGCCATCACAGTACCAGCTAAACTGACATCTGTTACGGGCTGGTTTGCTTTCCCAATGAATGCCCTGCTTAATCACTGCACAAACAGTGTCGGGGAAGCGGTCATCATACACACGATTCATTACGACCTGCCCGACTGCAAGCTGTCCTGCTGTGCTTTCGTTGCGTGCTTCATGGTATATGTTCAATGACATACACATCAGGGCGTTAGCAAATATTGTCTCAATCATTTTCTTTTCTCCGCTTTCTTTCTCAGTTTTGCAAAACCTTTTTCTTGCCTTGCAAGATATCGTTCTGTCTGTGCTACCAGACTGTCCCATAGTTGTCGCTTGATACGCTTGCGGTTTCCGTCTGTACGCTCACGCACGAACACCCACTTGTATCC